CAACCCGCGTGGAGATCAATGAACTTTTATCAGCAGTAACAATTTGTTACTCAAGTCTATGAATGACTTTAATTAGGTATTCGAAACTCTTTATAAACAACCATGTCTATTAGGGGTTTTGCCCTATAGTTATTTGTTTGTATTTGAGTTGTTGAATTGTTAGTTAAAGTTATTGTTAAACATATACTTGTTTAATGTATTGATTCTGTTGAGTATTAGTTTATGATCGAACCCAAGTTTTCTATCTGCAGTCGTATAAGCTGGCGATTGCATTGCCTATTTTTATAGGCGCCAAGCTTCTTTAAATGAACCGAAATGGATTACAATTGGATTATATGGCATTAGTCTTTATTGTAGTTGTTCTTTAAACATTTTGATACCAGTGAACCCTGGTAGTAGTTCGGGCCTTCGGGCCAATGGCCTTTGTGCCATTCAAACGCTTTCACTCATAGCATACAGAAGCGTTTTAAATATATGTCTGTAGGATGTAAATCTGTGATCAACAGTGATTTGTCAAATGAGGAGGTACCTGTATTGACATCTTATTTCCGCTTACGAGCGAAGAGCCCCTTGTGCATTCGGCTGATAATATGAATGTGCGTAGTTTATCATCACGCTATTACCCTGTGATGTTCTTAGGTTACTCATCCTTGTGATGTAGGGACCAAACCCTAGACAAGACTCAGTAGTCGGCGTATTGTCTATACTTCTAGTGGGAAGTAATGAACCCCATGTTTTCTTGAGAATTCTTGATAAACAACTAGTTAAGTAGAACCTTTACCAACCGATGTGTTGAACGTGCGCCCATGCCCGCGGCGAATAACACGTGAAGATGTGCATGAGTAAGTCCACCTTCTTAACTGAATGGTGGAGCAAAGTTGCTGTGTCGAAGCATAATTGGAATACCAATTTTGCGGGCCTCTCGCGAATTGGTTCCTTTTGTGCTTGTCGTTTTTATTTTATATGAAAAATGTCAAGCCAAGGAACTTCTGTCGCGTGTAATAATAGAAGCGTAAATAATTGTAATGAGGTTTACGTTTGCTCTACGGAGAAACACGACTCAATACTAACCCATGTAGACGATTTTGATATCGATCTCACCATGCCCCCGCTGGAAGTCCCTGATTACGATAGTGACAGTGACGATGACAGCGTTGATGGATACGTTCCTCAATCCTCCGTTCCATCAAAATCAAAACAGACAGCACGGAAAAAATCTGCCAAAAGCAAACGTGTTCGTAAGTTTAAGATTTCTGTTAACCCTAAGCAAGCAGCGCGAAAGAAATACGCTAAAAATAAACGTGCTCGGAAAAAAACAAAAAATGAAGGATTTGAGGAAATATGGAAGTATGCATGGTGTACCCACTCCAAAGTGCGTCCGCCAACCAAAGCGTACTTCTGGGAACGTTGAATTTGTTCACCAGTCTCTTTTGGAACACATTTATCCTGCTAGTATTATTAACTTAGCCAAGGAGACAGTGTCATCTATAGGTGCAGG